TCTTGGGTTTACTACTCAACCATTACGAGAGAGTAAACCCGAGTTTAAGATTCCCAAGAGTACACTTAAGTTTAAAAGGAACAGACAAATTGAAATTAAGGTTCTACCTAAATCTGGTAGAACCTATCTCAAATCTGGATGGGAAAACCCTTTGATTTATGATTTAAAACGCTATAATAAATTGCCATTAGATATGGCAAGAACCAATCCAGATAACTACACTGAATATGAAATCATTAGGAAGTTCAATCAACTTGTAGATGAGTTATGTGTTGATGTTACTATTGGTGGAAAACGATTTAATTCCATTGCTGGAATGATTCCTGGACCTGCTGGTGCTAAAGCAGATTTTGTTGGAGTAGATAAAAATGGTTACCCCAAGTTTTATATTTCTCACAAAGAAGGATCTAACCCAACGGACTTCCAACAGTACTCTGGAATTACTCAAAGGGGAGCAGGGTATAAAATATCAAGTCACCCAGAAGTTAGAGATTTTGTAGAATCAATTGATAGTAAAACTAGAAATGAAGTTTTAGAAACTGCATACTGGAGAAAAATCAAAGACAACAAATTGAAAAAATATGCAGTGTTTGGAAAGTATTCTGATGCAGGACCATCAAGACCAGGAGTTGATAATGTAGATTTCTTTGCCCAAGGAAATATTATTCTAACTTCAGATACTAGAAACCGAAGAGTTAAAGTTAATTTTTCTACAGCACTAATTGCAAGAAACGATCTTTACAAACTGGGTCAAGGAGATTATGAACCAACTTTAGGCACTAGAAAGGGTGAAACCAGCAGAAAGGTTGGAAAGCACTCTGGAGTTCGTGGGGGTATTTGGACATCTAAATACATTAAGGACAGAACTAGTGAAGAAATTTAATGGAGTTTTCCAAATTTAAATCTAAGGCAATGCAGACCTCGTACAGGCATGGAAACCTGTACGAGGTTGGTTCGTATGTACAGAACACTGAAGGTGCTATTGGTAAAGTGCATCGTCGTGGTCCTAATTATGTGATTGCTATTACTGAGGAGGGTGACATGTTTAGAGCATGGGTTACTGACATTAAAGAGTATAAGCAGTGGAACGTTTCTGGATCTGTAAAAAGTTCTGATCAAAGGTTGGTTGGAACTGATGCATTTAGAAAACTTACAACAGACATGGCACCTGGATGTGATTATGATATGTGGAAGAGTGCCTCAGAAGTAAGGAAGCGTATAAATAAAACAAAGCCCGTCAAAGAAGAGACAATGAATACCACTGTTAAATTATCAGCGTGGATGCTTGGTTTGAGTATTGCTGAGCAGAAAGAAATTGCATCTAAAGTCGATGATATTATTCTAGATAATATTACAGACGAAGAACTTATTGAAGCAATTGATACTCAGTTTGGTACTGAGCGTATGAAAGATCTTGCAGTTGAATATATTGAGATTATCAGTGAAGGTAAAGCAAAGGGTCTTGATGGCAAAGCATGTTGGAAGGGTTACAAACTTGCTGGCACTAAACAAAAAGGTGGTAAAACCGTAGACAATTGTGTTAAAGCAGGGTTTGAACCTGAAGGTGAAATGATCGAAGAAAAGAAAAAGAAACTCGATCCAGTTGGTAAAGAAGATGGTGATGTAGATAACGATGGTGATAAAGACGCATCGGATTCTTACCTTCTGAAGAAGCGTGCTGCAGTTAGTGCAGCAATCAAAGCAAAGAAAGAAGAGTTCTCTTCATGGAGAGATGAACTGTCTGAGAAGGCAAGCAAGTATGTAGAAGTAAATCCTACAATTGAAGATAATACTGATCCAGAAGGTGCTTTTGATAAAAACAAGAAACTGAAAGGTGCTGCTTCTAATGTAAAGGAAGAGTGTGATACATGTTCAGGTGAAGATTGTGGATGTGAAAAGTGCCTTGCAAAGAAAGCATCTAAAGTCAAGCGTCGTAAGTATCAAGATGGTGTCAACGAAGAAGTTGACAAGAAAAAGAAAGAAGATATTGTTAAGGGTATGAAGAAGAATATGGGTGACCTTAAAGCACGTTATGGCGATAAAGCAAAGCAAGTGATGTATGCTACTGCTACCAAAAATGCTAAAAAGTGATATATAACTTGTCCTCCAATGATTCTTATCATGGCAAAATTTTTAGTACCACTTGCAATTAAAGTAGTTAACGCAGCAGTAGATGCAATCCCTGACAATCTTGATGAAATTATCAAGAGATTTATGATTGAACTTGCTAAGAAAGCAGTATCAAGAACAGACAATAAAGTAGACGATCAACTTGTTGAAGCACTGGAAGCAGCATTGTTTCCCCCTGCTGAAGGTTGATCCCAAGGAGGGGTAACCCTCCTTTTTTTATAAATATTTCTATACCGAAACCCAATAGTATAATTACAGGAGTATAACGATGCCTCTCTGGGGAAAAACCGAAACGGATGAATCCAAACCAAAGTGGTTGGATAATGTAAACAAGAATGGTCTTGCTGAAGATTGCTTCGCTGATGAGCGTGGGTGGGTTCTTCGTCACTATAAAGGATATGACAAGAATACTGCACGTTACTGGGATGAAGTCCTGGTAGCAATCGGTGGTCTTGCTGGCGGTACTGATCCTGCTGCTGCACTTGGAGAGGCAGACATCACTGCTGTATTCTTTGAGCAGGAAGCACTGGCACAAGGCGAAACTGGAACTGTTGTTGTTATCTACAACGAGCAAGTTGACGTTACTGGAACGCCACAATTTACCCTTGTTGGTAGTGTAACTGGTAACATCAATGCAGCATATGCGCGTGGAACTGGATCAAACCGTCTTGAATTTGACTTCACTGTTCCTGCACAAGCAGAAGATCTTTCACTGCCTGGATTGCCAATTGATCTGAACGGTGGTACAATCTTTGATAAGGGCACTTCAGTTGCATCCGAACTTACTTACACCACAATCCTTGGTGCAGGTGGTTCTGGCGATGACCTTACTCTCACTATTGCATGATAAATGAAATTTGATGAATTGAATGAAGACAATTATCTATTCTTTGCTATCAAATATTATGATAACCCTCAGGCAGTAACCAAAGAGGATTTCTATGAAGATCTGAAAAGATTTAAATATCTTAAAAGGTTACTGAAAACATATACAAAAGAGGGTATTCTGAAACTGCATTTAATTCTAAATCATATGATTGTGATATATAATGTTTTTGGTGATGCAGCAACTCCTCTTTTGTTTTATAAAATATCTCAAAGTTATTGGCCGATCTTGAAAAGTTTCATGATCTATTTGAATAGATATCCTGAAGTTCCTGCAGACCTAGATAAAGTAGATATTGATCAGCATTGTTTTAAGGAGCTTCAAAAGATATGAAAGTATATACCATTAAAAACAATGGGATACTGTATACTGAGGAGATCCCTACAAACAATACCTCTGGTCCATTAGCAGGTCTTCCTCCTGATGAACCACCAGTGAGGAAGAAAAAGAAATTTAAAACCGATCTTTTCCAGAGAATTAAAAAGTTAAAAGAGCATACTATGGAAGACCAACAACTCATCCAAGAAAAAGAAGATAACAGTTCTACTGAAGTAAGTGCCGCTATGCGCTTCATTCAGCAGAAACGCAAACTTGCAAAAAAGCAGGAACGTGAGAAGAGAGCACAACAAAGGAAACAGGAGATCCAAACCCTTTCTAAGGCAAAGGCGAAGGACTATCAGAAGAAAGCAGGTGAGCGCCAGAAGAAGGTTGCTCAGGACGTTGCTAAGTCAGCAGATAGAAAATTTGAAAAGAACGAATTTGATTGGGAAGGTGCTTTTACCTCTCTTAATGAGCAGTTTGCAACGCTTTCGCAAGAACAAAAAGAAAAGTTCTTGTATATCTGGTTAGAAATGTCTGAGGAGAATCAGGATAAATTCACTGATATGATCTCGGAAAACTTTGAGAGAGCATCGGAGTTTGCGGAGTCACTCTAATGGCATTTGGTCTTCAGAAATTAGCAGTACTTGAAAGTAAACTTGATATTTATGAAGACCTGTCAAAAGAGATGCTCTCTAAATTAGAGAGTGCTGTTTCTTCTATTCAGGACAATACAAATAAAACTGCGATCATCTTAGAACGCCATGACAATCGTTTAGATGAAGGTGATAAAGCAAATGCTGCCATCATTCAGATGATTAAGGACCATCAGAAGTATGATGATCGTATGTTTAAAACTATTGAAGACAAGATGAATGATCTTGAAAAGAAAGTTGATAGAAACTCAAGGTTTGTCATTGGTGCTGCTGCTGTTATTGCGACAATAGTAACACTTCTTCAAGTGGTTCCTCCTATCATCAGGGTGTTGACACCACAGGACTCGTCTGCTATGATGAGTGGACAAACCAGTTCACTCGTCGCTTATGCTCCACGTTGATGCAAAATACATTTCTCTGGTTTCAACTAGATTAGAAAAGTTTGAAAAGAAATCAAACAACCTTTACAACTTTCGTTGCCCATATTGCGGCGATTCTAAAAAGAACAAGAATCGAGCAAGGGGGTATTTTTTTGTCAAGAAATCTAACTTTGTTTTCAAGTGCCACAATTGTGGTTCTGGTAGATCTCTTGCTAACTTTTTAAAAGATACTGATTCAACTCTTTATGATCAGTATATTCTTGAGTCATACAAAGAGGGAACGTTCGGAAAGGGAACAGCAGTCCCCACAGCAACCTTTAAATTTGATAGACCAAGTTTTAAAAAGAACATATTTGCAGATCTGACTTTGATCTCAGATCTAAATAAAACACATCCCGCTCGGAGGTTCCTTGATTCTAGGAAGTTACCATCTAATAAATTCTACTTCTGTCCTAAATTTAAAGAATGGACAAACAAACATAAGCAAGTATTTAAAGACACACGGTACGACGAATCAAGGATAATTATACCTCTAAAAGATAAAGATGGTACGTTTGGATACCAGGGTAGATCTTTGTATCCAAATGCACAACTTCGTTACATCACTGTGATGCTTGACGAAAACAAACCAAAATTATATGGATTAGATTCCACAAATGAAAATGAAACCATCTACGTCACGGAAGGACCATTTGACTCCACTTTCCTTTCCAACGCTATTGCTATGTGCGGTAGCGATGTTAACCTCAGCAGTTCTAATAATCGATATGTATTCGTCTACGACAACGAACCGAGAAACCGACAGATTGTTGAAAGAATATCGAAGACAATAGAACTCGGACACCCAGTAGTTATCTGGGGTTCTGATGTTATTGAAAAGGACATTAACGATATGGTCCTCGCTGGACGAGATGTTCAAAGTATGGTAGAATCACACACTTACCACGGTCTAGAAGCAAAACTCAAATTCACTGAATGGAAAAAGGTATGAGCAACGGTATTAAAGTTAAAAAAAGAGACGGACGTATTGAATCTATTGATCTAGAAAAGATGCACAAGATGGTTGATGCCGCTTGTGAGGGTCTTTCTGGGGTCTCTGCTAGTCAGGTAGAGATACAATCTGGTATTCAATTTTATGATGGCATTACTACTGCAGAGATTCAAGATATTCTTATTCGCTCTGCTTCTGATTTGATTGATCTAGACCACCCAAACTACCAATACGTTGCCGCAAGGTTACTTCTGTTTGCTATTCGTAAGCAGATCTTTGGTCTTTGTTATGACCATCCAGATTTCTATGCACAAATTATTCGTTGCATTGAATGGGGTGTTTATGACTCTGAAGTTCTGAATCAATATACGAAAGAGGAACTGGAAGCAATTGGTGAATTTATTGATCATGATCGGGACTTCTTGTTTACCTATGCAGGTCTTCAACAGGTAGTTGATAAGTACCTTGTTCAAGATCGAATGACTCGCACTCTGTACGAAACTCCTCAGTTTATGTACATGATGATTGCAGTAACGATCTTTGCTAACTATGATAAAGACGTTCGTTTGTCCTACATCCGTAGATACTACAATGCAATCTCAAAGCACAAAATCAACATTCCCACACCTATCATGGCAGGAGTGCGAACTCCACTTCGACAATTTGCTAGCTGTGTTCTTGTTGATGCTGATGACACCCTCGATTCTATCTTTAGCTCTGATATGGCAATTGGCAAATACGTTGCACAAAGGGCGGGAATCGGTATCAACGCAGGCAGAATCCGTGGCATCAACAGTAAGATCCGAGGTGGAGAAGTTCAGCACACAGGTGTTGTCCCTTTCCTCAAAAAGTTTGAAGCAACTGTCAAGTGCTGCACTCAGAATGGCATCCGTGGTGGATCAGCAACTGTCCACTTCCCCATCTGGCACCAAGAAATCCAAGATATAATTGTTCTGAAAAACAACAAAGGAACTGAAGACAACCGTGTACGCAAACTCGATTATTCCATTCAGGTCTCTAAACTCTTCTATGAGCGTTTCATCCAAAACAGAGAGATCTCCCTCTTCTCCCCCCACGACGTTCCAGGTCTGTATGATGCTTTTGGAACTGATAGTTTTGATCAACTATATGAGCATTATGAACGAGCTCAAGATGTTCCTAGGAAAACTGTCGGTGCTCAAGAACTATTCCTTAACATTCTTAAAGAACGTTCTGAGACGGGACGCATCTACATCATGAATATTGACCATTGCAATACGCACTCTTCCTTTAAGGATAAGGTGAGTATGAGCAATTTGTGTCAAGAGATTACCCTTCCTACAGATCCCATTCGTCATATTGATGATGAAGATGGTGAGATTGCACTTTGCATCCTCTCTGCTATTAATGTGGGCAAGATTCACAAACTAGATGAGATGGAAGAACTTTGTGATCTTTCCGTTCGTGCTTTGGAAGAGTTGATCGACTACCAGGGATACCCTGTAAGGGCAGCAGAACGTGCTACAAGGGCACGTAGATCGCTTGGAGTAGGGTTTATTGGTCTTGCCCATTATTTGGCACGTCATGGGGAGCATTACGACGATCCTCGTGCTTTGAAATTGGTTCATGACCTTAGTGAAGCATTCCAGTATTATCTTCTGAAAGCATCCAATCAACTTGCTAAAGAAAAAGGTGCATGTGAGGCATTTGATCGTACTAAGTATTCAGATGGTATTCTTCCCATCGATACATACAAAAAGGATGTTGATGAACTTGTAGCACCTGAGTACCAGTATGATTGGGAAACTCTACGTACCGAGATACAAACACATGGACTGCGACATAGCACATTGTCCGCACAAATGCCTTCGGAGAGCAGTTCCGTTGTGTCAAATGCCACAAACGGAGTCGAACCTCCTAGGGGATATCTGTCCGTTAAGAGGAGCAAGAAGGGGAATCTTAAGCAAATTGTTCCTCAGTACACTTCGCTTAAGAATAATTACACACTTCTTTGGGAAATGAAATCCAATGAAGGATACATTAAAGTTCTTGCAGTAATGCAAAAGTTCTTTGATCAAGCAATCTCTGGTAACTGGAGTTATAATCAAGAACATTATCCAAATAAAGAAGTCCCTGCTTCTTTAATGGCACAAGATCTTTTGACTACATACAAATACGGTTGGAAGACCTCTTATTATCTGAACAGGTACGATAGTAAAAAGGATGAGTTAGAAGAGCAAAGAGAATCCCTAGAATCAATTATCAATCAATTAGAAACCATCGAGGAGGACGACTGTGAATCTTGTAAAATCTGAACCAACCAAAAAGATTGAAGGTATGACGGTATTTAATACCAACAAAGTGGACACCAAAAAGCAACCAATGTTTTTTGGTCAACCACTCGGAGTTCAGAGGTATGATGGGGCAAAGTACCCCATCTTTGAGAAGTTGACCCAGCAGCAGTTGGGTTACTTCTGGAGACCAGAAGAAGTATCCCTACAGAAAGATCGCAGTGACTATCAAACGCTTCGCCCCGAACAAAAGCACATTTTCACTTCCAACCTTAAGTATCAGGTCATGTTGGATTCTGTACAAGGGCGTGGTCCTGGGATGGCTTTTATTCCTTACTGTTCACTACCTGAACTCGAATCTGCTATGACTGTATGGGAGTTTATGGAGATGATCCATAGTCGCTCCTATACATATATTATTAAGAATGTATATTCAGATCCTAGCGAAGTGTTTGACACTATCCTAGAAGATGAAAACATTTTGAACAGAGCATCATCTGTCACTGCTTCATACGATGACTTCATTCATTCTGCCCAAGAGTATGGCAACAGCAATCTGTGGCAATTTGCTAACGATGGGGTTGACCTTGGGCAACATGAGCGTTATGCTCTGAAGCGTAAACTCTATCGAGCAATTGCCAATGTCAACATTCTCGAAGGTATCCGATTCTATGTTTCGTTCGCTTGTTCGTTTGCGTTTGGTGAACTCAAGCTTATGGAAGGATCCGCTAAAATCATCTCTCTCATCGCCAGAGACGAAAGCCAGCATCTTGTACTTACACAAAACATCCTTAACAAATGGCGTGATGGAGACGATCCAGAACTTAAAGAGATTGCTAAGGAAGAAGAACCCTATGTAAGAGCAATGTTTAAGCAGTGTGTCGATGAGGAAAAACTCTGGGCACAGTATCTGTTTAAAGATGGTTCTATGATTGGTTTGAATGATAAGCTCCTACATAATTATGTGGAGTGGATTGCTAATCGTCGGATGAAGGCGATTGGTCTCAAACCAGAGTACGATATTCCTGCAAAGAATAACCCCCTTCCCTGGACTGAGCATTGGATTTCATCTAAAGGTCTGCAAATTGCTCCCCAAGAAACAGAGGTCGAATCTTATATTGTAGGGGGCATTAAACAAGATGTTGAAAAGGATACTTTCGTTGGTTTCAAACTATGATAGAAACTTGGTGCGAACATTATCTAACGTTAGAGGAAGGGAATCTGACCTCTCTTCAAATACAATTGTTGAAGAGGGGACCACAAACCATGTCTCAAGCGTGGATGATGGGTGCCATGTACGAAAGGTACAAGAATCTCTACCGCCAGATCCCTGGGAAGGAGATTGGAACGACTACTGGGCGAATATAAATAGACCAGATTGACTGGTTTGTTTATGTACGATAACCCGTGGTGGTATGGTGATCGAGTATTTGAATCTGATGGCATTAATGGTTATTATGGATTCGTATACTTGATCACTAATACTATAAATGATAGGAAATACATAGGAAGAAAATATTTTTGGTCATTCCGAAAAAAGAAAGGTCAAACTAGACGTTCTAAACAAGAATCTGATTGGAAAAACTATTATGGTTCTTGTCCAGAGTTAAAAGAAGATATTAAAAAATACGGTAAGCAAAATTTTAGAAGAGAAATTCTAAGTTTGCACACCACGTTGGGTAAATGTAATTACGAAGAGACCCGACAACTATTTGTAAACAGCGTCCTGACTGAGAGCTTGACAGATGGCACCCCTGCCTTCTATAATAGCAATGTCCTAGGTCGCTACTACCGAAAGGATTATTTCGATTATGCTGATCGCACACGCAACACTCCCTCCGATTGCCGAGATTCGATGTACCAACTGCAATCATAACGAGAAATTCACACTTAACTTTTTACAAAAGCAAGGCATCAAAGATGAGTATGCTCTTGCTACAATCATGGGCAACATTAAACAGGAATCTGGATTTGTTTCTAACATTTGTGAAGGTGGTGCTAGAACTTCTTACACTGGTTGCAGGTATGGAGGTTATGGACTTATACAGTGGACCTCTACCAAACGTTATTATGGACTAGGATCTTTTGCAAGTCGATATGGTGGAGATCCATCTTCGCTTTCTACTCAATTACGATATATGGTCAATGAATACCAGTGGAAAAAAGCATTACCTGGATTCAAGACACCTGGAAAATCTATTTCTTATTATATGAATCACGCATACACTTGGTTAGGTTGGGGTATTCATGGCAACCGAACCTATTACGCAAAGCAATACCTTGACAAATTTACGATGTAGTGTTATGATGTTGGGACTGTCGCATATTGGTTAATGCGCTCTGCTTATAACGGAGTCAACCGAGTTCAATTCTCGGCAGTCCTACTTGTCTCAGTAGCTCAGTGGAATAGAGCAACCGCCTTCTAAGCGGTCGGTCGCTGGTTCGAATCCAGCCTGAGACGTTCAGATTTATTACCATGACTGAAATTCCAATTTACGATTCTAACGGCAATCAAATTAACGCAATTACGTTGCCAGAAGATGTTAATTATGTTAATGGTAGAGTTGCTAAAGGTAAAGAATATTACTATAAAGGTGTTGGTGTACCATATCAACTTCATCATATCTTTCCAGAAGATATGAATGATGACTATGATCTCCTAAGTGTATCCGATGTCTTTTATCTTGGTAACATGGTTACTAAGAAATGCTATCGTGGTAAATTTGGAATCTTTCAAGAAAAGCATCAACCTCATTTTACGGATTGGATTGGTGCATGTGGAATTAAAGAATTAAACATCTTTGAAAATTTGTATGATGAAAATGGATTTGAAAGAAATGCGGTAACTGCAATGGAGTATGTGACCATTGATGAAACTGATCAGCAGTATTACCTTAAAGTCCTTTATCCATTTGGAAGAACTGAGTATTTGGATAATCCATGTCCAATAGAACTTAGGGAACTTTTGGATTATATGATTCAATCCAATTGGAACTTCCCTTGGGATAAGAATAGTATTTCGGATTTAACCATTGGTGCTAAGGTAACTGATGTAGCAGATTTGTTTTACTCTAAAGAACTTCAACATAAGATTGGAAGTGTATATTCTATTCTGTATAGTTTGGCAAATAATGACTATAAAGAGTATCTAAATTTCTGTGCTTATAATAACCTGAAGCATACTCATCAAATGGACTTCATTTTCAATACGTTGTCCATCATCGCTTCAAACGGGGTTAGTGTTAAGCAGTTATATAATGGATCTCCAGTGGATATATACAAGCATGTGGTTAGAAATTATCTAGTTGTGGGAAAGAATTGTGGATTCTGTGGAGTTGGTAGTTGTAAGGGAAGAAAAGATGCGAATCAATCTTATGGAGAAGAGATACGCCAGACATATATAAAACAAATTGAACAAGCTTTTTGTAAAGCTTGACAAATTATGATTTGTAGGTTATAATTTGTCTATCGGGAGATTAACTCAGCGGTAGAGTGGTTGCCTTACAAGCAATAAGTCACTGGTTCGAATCCAGTATTTCCCATTCTTAGAATTAGAGATATGAAATCTATAGAAACCCCAGAGCAATTACTTCAAAGATTTACTAAAAGAACTATAGAACTCCAAGGTAAGTTAAGTGAGTTGCAAGATGCATATGATCAATATGTAAAAACTAAAGCAGATCTAAATCGTCTTGAAGGATCTATTCAGGTTGTCAAATACTTGACTATGGGAGAACTGCCCAGAGACGGTAATCACGATGGCATGAATGATCATAATCCAAATAAATAATAGCATCAATACCATGAGGCACATGAAAAATGTTAACAGCAAAATGCAAAGTATGCAATGTAGAAATAACTAGCAGCAGTAAAATACAATGCTGTGGGTGTATTAATCAAATGGTTGTCCATGACGACACCATCACAGCAAAAGATTTAAGTAAAGTTCTATTGATCAATTCTGAAAAGAACCTTAAGAAAGAGGGAGTTCTCAGCAGAAGTGATCTAGAATACCAGGAGAACCGAAGGAAACGGAAGGTTCGCAAACTCGATTTTGAAATCAAATGAACGAAAAACAAGTCAAGCGTCAGGACGCACTCAACCTGTTTATTGAGAGTGTGTACAAACCAGATAGTGAACTCCGTCAGTGTGCTCATGAACAGAAATGCTTTCATGAACTGATGGAATGGAGGGAGGATGTGCTACAATACTTGTTCCAACGCAGGTCTCAGGAGTTCAATTCCTGACCCCTTGACAAACCTGCCTGATGGGTGTATAATTCATCAGGTACACACATCGGGGTGTAGCTCAGTTTGGTAGAGCACTCGCTTTGGGAGCGAGATGTCGCAGGTTCGAATCCTGTCACCCCGACTGGAGGGTTCCCCTCCACTAACCACAGTTAAATTGCAAAGGCAATGTCTCGTTCAAAATTTTATTCCAAGTTCAAATCAGATCTTAAGAAACTGACTGAAGCAGTCGAAGGCAATATTGCTATCGACGAAGATTACCCTAAACTTTATCAGAAACTTATTCGTTTCTATGAGGATCAAGGTGTTCAATTGTACGATGACCCAGAAGATGATTACAACATTATTCTGGACAATGTTGAAGCAGATTTGATTGAATCTGGAGTTTACGTTTGATTGTCTCGGACTGACATTAAAAGTGCCCTGGTGGAGTCAATATGACCCAGCACCTCGGGATGGTGTAAAAAGCGCCCTGGTCGGGATGGTCAAATGACCCTCGGAGTTTCTTGCTTCTCTCAAGAGCAAGTGGTGCGGATGGGGAATTTCTTTCTCCGCCCAGTTTCTTGCTTCTGGTTAAAGAGCAAGTGGCGTGCATGTGCTCGGGGGAACTGACCTTCCCCCACCTGCGGAGTTAGTTCAGTGGTAGAACGCTATCCTTCCAAGTTAGATGTCGTCGGTTCGAATCCGATACTCCGCTCTTTTAATATAAAACAATGCTAGAGGAATTTACAAATTGGTTTGAAGGTGAGTATAATAATTGGCGACAGGCATCTAGTCGTCCAACTTCCTTTGCCCATATCATTCTGAAGCATGAACGAATCTCTGACAATGAGTTTCATGTTACTCAGAGATATAATCATGATCCCAAACCATACCGAGATAAAATTATCAAGGTAGTACAGCATAAAGATATCATTGTAATAGAGAACGATCAATGTAACCTTGTCTTTCAAAAGCAAGCATATGTTTACAGAGGAGGAACTGTTCCTGGTTGTGTATTTAAAGGAACTCTTCTTGTAAGTAGAGCGGAACTGACTTCTACTCAGTACAAAGTCATTGATGCTGGACTAGATCCTGAGACCAAAGAACAGAAATGGGGATCTACAAATGGACCCTTTGTTTTTGATAAAGTATAAATACATCAGAAACATTTGTCAAGATAAATGGTATATCAAATTCCAAGAGATGGAATAACAAATAATGCAATTAGTTCCCTGAAGATCAACAACAGTGCAGTAATCACTGATAAGATTCTTAACGGTGCAGTAACTCTTGCAAAATTGGGAACTGATGCAAAACGATTTCCAATTTTAGGTTCAACTCCTATATCTGCCAATACATCACTTACCGATGCACAGGTTAATCAGTACGTGTTTGTTGGATACAATACTGCAAATCCTGTATTAACTCTTCCATTGATTTCTGACGTTAATAGTGGGGATTGGTTTAGTTTCATTACTAATGAAGATTATGAAGTGACTGGCAGGAACGTAACCATCAATCCTGGAACTGGAGATCAAATTGATGGATTTGCTGCTAATGATGGAATTGTAATTGACACTCCTTTTTCTGGAGTTACCTTAGTTTCCTTTGATGGAAGATGGTATATTTTAGACACTCAACTCAGCAGCAGAAGTCGGGTAGTTACTAATGGTAGAAAGTATGTAACTAACTCTACTTCTACAAACTACACACTAGAATCTGGTGAGTTTTTGAGTGTTCTTACAGATGGAATTACGGTAACCCTACCTCCAAATCCACTTGATGGTGATACGGTATCTGTTAATTTAGCGGGAGATTTTATTAACGTTACTCTAGACAGGAACGGAAAAGAGATAATGGGATTGGCTGAAGATCTTATTCTTGACTCGCCATACAGTACGACATCCTTAGTATATGTAAATTCAACAGTTCAATGGAGGTTAATCTAAAATGTCATTCTTAAGTTCATTTGGCGGAGTTAATCCGTATCAACTTAGAGAAGCTACTGGAGATTCTGAAGCATTTCTAGGCACATATATTAGAGATTTTACCTGCCAAAGAAATCAGTTTATGGTATCTGCTTTTGATAATAATGCCACATCTACTTCAAATGGTGGTGTCTTTGTTGGTGATAGATTAAGTAATCTTTATAGAGCTACTTTTAATGGTAGAGGTGATGCTAATGACCCAAATGTAAACGGTCTCGGTGGACTTCCTTTAGTGTTAGGTAGGGCAGGAATTGGTCAATATGCATCAACAGCATTTGAAAATATTTACACCAATGATAGTTTGGCGAACTATTATTGGAGAGTTAATGATAATGATAACAGATTAAATGTTAGTGCTATTAATACTAATAATTATAGTCCCAACGCAAATTGGATTCGTTTTATTGTATATGAATCTGGTCCTGTTCAAGAACTATGGATGTTTAAAAAAGTAACTAACGCGCTTTTCATTAGAACCATATCTGGTAATGGTGTAATGTCATTACCTGTTGTTAGTTGGAATACTGGAACAGACAGATGGACTGGAGGGACTAACACTCAAGGGTATATTAGTAATTCTTATTTTACGATGCCAGAGATTGATCCTACAACTGGAAACATTCATGTCATTCTTCAGTGGGGCACTACAGAACTATACAAATTAGTAATCAGTAGTTCAAATACAATTCAAGTAGATCAACTTACTGCAACTGGGTGGAATTTTACTACGTTTAGTCAAAATTCTTATAGATATAAACTTGCAGTAACTGGTACAAAATATGGAATTGGTTCAGAAATAAATGGTGATGGTAAACTTTACAGAAGTGATGATAGTGGTACAAATTGGACTATAAGTGATAATCAATATTACTGGTCATCCTGTGGTGCAATGAACGGTGAAATTTATTCATTAGTTACTGATAGAAGTTATGAGGCAAATGCAGCATATCCTGGAGGTAAATTAGCTCTTCCTGTTGTTGGTGCTAGTACTTCTTATACTGTACCAACTTGGAGTGCTAACAAATGGAATCCTGGTGCATCCATGATTAGAGATAATGGACTAGGGAATAGTATGTATGTTGCGGGAGGAACGTATACTGTTGGTGATGTCTATCCAAACATTGTCAGGTATTCTGAATAAACCCTGTTGACAGACCCAACGACTCCTGCTACGATGCGGGGGTCGTTTTTTTATGACCAATGACTATCGAAGGACGCCCCGCAATCGAGCATGACTGGGAAGCATCGTATCAAAAGCAACGGCGGTCACGCTTGGATGATGCTATTGCTGAGTATCTGAATGATGATATGAGCACCAGTCCTCGTCAATGCTATGAGACGGTGCTGGCATCTGCTCAAGAGTGGATTAACTATCACAAGGATCATATGGATCGTTGGGTTGAATTTAAATCTCTGATGATGGGGAATCGTCAAGTTGACTTTAATGATCCTGTATACCTGACTGAAGATCGTATCACTGGACAACCTGTGGTCAAGATCGGTGAGGATCCCGTGATATTTGGTGCTTGACAAAACGCAACAATCCATATATACTATTGTTGCAATTCTTTACAAAGCAAATGATTACCTCCAACGAACATGGTCAGAACAACATGTGGGCAAAAGAACCCACCATGTACTACCATAACTATGGACAGCAAACCCCAAATGAATGGAAAGAAACTTATAATGGACGCTGGGCAATGGTCGGCATTATTGCTGGTGCTCTTTCTTATGCTCTCACTGGTAACCTCTTCTTCGGAGTAGCTTGACAATGCTCGCTCTTTGCTTTACTATTACCTCTGTTGCCTTCTTTGTTCTGTTGGCAATCTCTGTTGAAAAACTTTGCGAAACTTACTGATGACAACCTTTAACGTTACTCTTCAATCTCCTGATGGCACTGAAACTACGATTGAATGTGCCGATGATCAATACATTCTTGAAGCGGCAGAAGAGGCAGGTGTTGACCTTCCTTCGTCGTGCAAAGCAGGCGCTTGTTCGGCGTGTGCTGGAAAACTCATCTCTGGCACCGTAGATAATGATGAACAATCCTTCTTGGACGATGACCAGATTGCTGATGGATTTGTTCTCACTTGTGTAGCATACCCCACCAGCGACTGTGTTATCCTGACTGAACAAGAAGAGAATCTGTGAAATATTTCCTTGCCCGTCTTCGTTGGGGTCGTTTATCCCAAGAACAACTAGAAGAATTGAAAACTCTACCATTCTCGGCAGTGTTTTCCCGTCCATACCTTTCACCCAAACTTCACAACCATTACTAACATGAAAAAACTTTTCACTCCTGAGGCAGAGATCCTCAATGCACGTCTGGCAATGATCGGTTTCGTTGCTGCTGTTGGTGCTTACATTACCACTGGACAAATCATTCCTGGTGTGTGGTGATTGATATTCATTTGTTTGTACAGGAAGGTTGCCGACCTTGTATGTACGCTGAAACTCAATTAAAGAAAGTTGATGGTTGGCAAGAGGTAATACAAATTACCAATGCCAAAGAGAATGGTGAGTGGTCTGACTTTGCTAAGCAATGTGGCGTTGAAGCTACACCAACTCTTATTGCGTTGTCTGAAGGCAACATCGTTGCTAAAATAACAGGATCGCAAGACATGACTTCTGAGTTTTGGAAAGCAACTATTGCTAAACATTTGTAAGAAAACTCAAACATTTATTTAAGACCACCTATATAGGGTGGTCTTTTTTATTATCATGGTACATTTTGCTGCCTGGGTTTTGAACAACCCCTTTACTTTAGGGACTTTATGTTTTTCATTGGTGTTTGTTCCTATCTTAGGTATTTGGGCAATCCACAAATATAATTGGCAACATTGGGAACCTTTTTCTAAAAAACACAAATGAAAACTTTCTTAAGTAAATGGGGTTCTGATATTGAACCTCCAGATTATGTAACAAAAGAAGAAGTACAGGAGATGATTGATGATGCCATACGAAAGCATAATCGAAATGCTTCGATTATCTCAATGTGTGTTGGTTGGGTTGTTCTTGCACTTTTTGCTGAGGGTCTTCTTCGACTCATTGGAGTAATACCACCTCTACTACCATGGATGGACATTACCCTGAAGTAATAGGAATAGTTTTCCTATTAATTTTTGCCGCTACTATGTTCTATCAAGGAACAATGATCATGAGAGGGCAACGGGGGTATAGACATTGTGAAAGGGAGCAAAAAGAATCCCAAGAAATGAGAAGGAGAATCGAACATTTACTCAAGGACAAATGAAAACTTTAATTTTATTGTCTTGTTTCTTACCTCTTATTGTTATCTACATAATAATGAAGCTGTCAGTATGGATTGCTGCAGTTAATACTGAGCAAGAATATGTCAGAGAAGAATCCAGAAAACCACACGGACCTTATGTGGCAGATGCATATGCAGACGTTGATGAGGAGGAAGAAGAATATGGAAGTAAAACAGATTATCGATGATGCTCTGTTTGAATATTACTCTGAAAAGGGTATGGAGGTTCCACAATGGAGAATGAAAAAGGATCCTCAATGGTGGATCGATTACTTAAGGGAACTTGGGATAGACCAATAATGGAACATTTATTAGGAAGGGGATTAGCAATTATTGCAATTCCGTTCGTCATAACTACACTCTATTTCGCATCAAAGAAAGGAGGATACTATGAATCAGAACACTATAAGGGAAATGGAACCGCACATTAAGAGAAGGTTTCACTTTGCTACCTCATCATTTTCTAGGATGTATGGTGTAACTCATGTATCTTCTGACATGATTGATTTCTGTTACGAATGGGCATTAAAATCTGAAGTAGCACCTTTGGATGGATTGAATTCTGTCGATGTTTATTTTAGGAACCTCTGGTCAAATAAATAAACAGAGAATATTATTTTTATTACCATGTCAACTGATGCAGAAAATAACATCTTGTGGATAGTCACAAGAAAAAATAATGGCAGAACTGAATACCTAGTGTCTGCTACTAAATGGAATTTGGATCCTCGATTTGCAAAAATGTTTAACACGCAAAGAGGGGCAAAGGCATTTGTTAAGGAAAACGAAATCAAAGGTTCTGTTAGGAGACACGAACTTTAGGTTGACATCTCCTTTCATCTCATTATAATTAGTACTACGCTGTATCTTCATGGCATCATTTTTACTTGAATTCTATCTACTAATGGCAATCCTTCTTTTAATGATTGCCTATGCAGGATTTGAAGGAACTCTAAGAGTATTTACTTATCTAGAACTTCAAATTAAATATGCATATGTTAGGATTTTAATGTGGAACATGAAGAGAAAACTTAAAGCACAGTTAACAGCAGACACCGAACAATTCATCAAGGAGTATGATGCCAAGCGGAAAAGTAACCAAGATTGATATTCAATCTAGGATTTACAAGATAAAGCAAGAGCTTTATAACGGTACGCATTATGCTAAGAATGCAGATTGGCATGATGGTGCCCATGATTCTTTGAATCGAATTTTGGACCTTTTAGCTGAGTACAATCAATGAAGGATTTGGATTTTATCGACAACCTCATGGATGAGGATGACTATAAAAAATTAAGAGAACGTGTTGCACAAGCAAAGAATGATCTTTTAATGGAAGAACCCTGTCCCATTTACGAAGCGACAGATGAGGATTGGGAAGATTTCTGGTATGGATACTAAAGATACCAGGGTCCCCTTGACACTGACGCTGGTTGTGCTAGTATTGCTGGTGTTGGCGACCATTGTTGCTGGCTACTTCCATGGGCACATGAACTTACCTGCTGTCCTAAAGAACTTGCATCTGACCCCTTGACAAACCGCTAGTCAGGTGCTAGTATAAATACATCAACAACGTTAAGAAATGTAAATTTTCTTTACAAGTTGTGACAACCCCTGCCGCTTGACCAGGACTAGGCAGGGTTACCAATCCGTCCTTCATATCCCGTCTGAGGGTGACGGGAGCATAGTATCTCCACCATTTCCCTGATGGTCTTACTATCCTTTTAATCAAAATGACTGCTACACTTTCACAACAACGCTCTAATTCTACCTGGGAACAGTTTTGCAACTGGGTTACTAGCACCGACAACCGCCTCTATGTGGGTTGGTTCGGTGTTCTGATGATTCCTACGCTGCTTGCAGCAGCAACGTGTTTCATCATCGCTTTCATCGGTGCTCCCCCTGTGGACATCGATGGCATCCGTGAACCCGTCGCTGGTTCACTTATGTGGGGTAATAACATCATCTCTGGTGCTGTCGTCCCCAGTTCCAATGCTATTGGTCTTCACTTCTATCCCATCTGGGAAGCAGCGTCACTCGATGAGTGGCTATATAATGGTGGACCATTCCAATTGGTCGTCTTCCATTTTCTGATTGGTATCTATGCTTACATGGGTCGTGAATGGGAACTCTCATACCGTCTGGGTATGCGTCCTTGGATCTGTGTTGCTTATTCTGCTCCTGTTGCCGCTGCTTCTGCAGTGTTCCTTGTCTATCCTTTCGGTCAGGGTTCCTTCTCTGATGCAATGCCTCTCGGAATCTCGGGTACGTTTAACTACATGCTCGTCTTCCAAGCAGAACACAATATCCTTATGCATCCGTTCCATATGCTTGGCGTGGCTGGGGTATTTGGTGGCAGCTTGTTTAGTGCTATGCACGGAAGTTTGGTTACGTCTTCACTCGTTCGTGAAACGACTGAAGTAGAATCCCAAAACTATGGTTACAAGTTCGGTCAAGAAGAAGAAACCTATAACATTGTTGCTGCTCATGGTTACTTTGGTCGTCTGATCTTCCAGTATGCATCCTTCAACAATTCTCGCTCGCTACACTTCTTCCTCGCAGCATGGCCTGTCGTGGGAATTTGGTTCGCGGCACTGGGTGTCTCCACGATGGCATTCAACCTCAATGGGTTTAACTTTAACCAGTCACTCCTTGACAACGAAGGGCGTGTCATCAACACTTGGGCAGACATTCTCAACCGTGCTAACCTCGGTTTTGAGGTAATGCACGAGCGCAACGCTCACAACTTCCCTCTGGATCTGGCATCTGTTGAAGCAACTCCTGTTGCTCTGACTGCTCCTTCCATTGGTTGACAACTGACTTAATCGTTGCTATACTGAGGGGGTCTAAGACCTCCTCTTTTTTTATGGGAAAACGAAAAACCGCATGGAGATTGTGGGCACTTGCCCTTGGAGAGAAGAGTGGAAAGACAGACAGAGAAGCGAACATTGTTGCAATTCTTCGTACTTTTATCTTTCTCACCTATCTAATTACGAACGTTGCGATTGTTGCAAATGCTATTAGGCATTGGAACGACAATCAACAATCATATATAATGAAGTTGTATAAACTTTCATGAAGTTCCTTTTCGCATTCATCGCAACTCTGTTCTTTGCCCTTCCCGCTTGGGCAGTAGATGTACAAATGGGTTACAATGGAGGACTGGTCTTTGAACCATCAGAAATTACAATCAGTGCTGGTGATAGCGTCCATTTTGTCAATAATGTGCTACCTCCTCACAATGTCGTTGTTGATGGTCATCCCGAGCTCAGCCACACAGGTCTGGCATTTTCTCCTGGAGAATCCTTTGACATTTCCTTTGATGTTCCTGGTGAGTATACCTTTTGGTGCGATCCTCACAAAGGTGCGGGAATGATTGGTCACATTACTGTAAATTAAATGCATCACATTGAACACATGATTATCTGTTGCGTCGTAGGTATCGGCATCGGCACTGCTGTCGTATGGGGATACAATAAAATTAAAGAATCTAAAAATCACAATCCGTGATAGAAGAACAAACACCTTACAAACTGGTCGAGATCATTCATGATACTTGGCCACAAATATACAGACCACCTATCATAAATAAAAAGGATGCAAAGCATCCATACGTTCATTCGCTATTTTCGAATAGCGAACGCAAGTAAGCCGACTCGGAACGGATCGTTCATCTTATGTTTCTACTCTCATTAGTTCTAGCAACGTCACAACCCGACACCAGAATGCTCATGAATTGTGATGATTTTGATTGGTTGAGTAGTGGTGTATGGAGATCAGAACTTCTGACAAGAGAAGAAAAGTTATCTTTCATCTCTGTTTTTATTAGAGGTACTGATCCTGCCTGTTTTAAAGTAGGAAAGTAAGACGCAAAAGCCGACTGAAGGAACGGGAGATTTAACACTCACCCATTTCTTTAGGAGTACTAAAATGAATACCCTTCAACTGATTAAGAAGCAGATCCAAAAGGCATCTGCTCTTCACGATGCTCAAATCTCACATACTGCATATCGTGGTTGTGAATTTTGCATCGGTAGTCATGAACCAAAGGAAACTCACGGCACCTTTAATTATCGTGGACACACTTACACAAAGTAAGGGTTGACACTTGTTTAATTTTATGGTATAATTTAACTTCCGTGTGAAGGAAGGCAACAGGGGGGGTTGACACCCCTCCTTTTTTTCTATATAATGAGGTTGCACTTAGATTATCTGCATGGGAATGTTCGATACTATCAGGTCCTCTTATGATCTTGGACCTGGGTTCCATAAAGATTTACAGACAAAAGATTTAGTATGCAGTATGGCAGAATATTGGATTTCTCCATCGGGTCAATTGTATGAAATCGACTACTCAGGTACTCATGATTTTGTAGATGTTCCTGAAGAAGAAAGGACTGCACCATGGAACACTTTTGAATCTGTACCAAACGGTAACCATGGGAGAGTTGTCCCATGCTATATTACCGATACCATCAGAGTATACCCTTCTGTATGGGACGCATATTATGTTCCTTATCCTGAACTTAAAATTGTCTTTATCAATGGGGTCATTGATAAAGTCATTAATGTTGACAAACGGGGACTTTCTTCTTTTTCTCTTGGATCAAAATGATTAAAAAAACAATTATGGCGCTAGGTGTATCATTACTGATGTTACCTCAAGTCGCCCTTGCCAAACCGACAAAGGGGTGGTACACTATGGATGCCATGGGTTGCCTGATCCTCGGAGAATGCACTGATGGTGTCGTTGAAATTAAAAACGATAAAGACATAGCGAATTACTATAAAAAGTATCCTATGTCACCTAGTATTGCTAAGGAATTCAATGAATTGGTTACAGCGTCTAATGCCATTGGAGTCAAGGTTTATCTCGCTCCTTCTAAGTACTTTCCTCCTGGGCACCGTGGTGTGTATCATACTGTTAGCAATAACTTTTATCTTAATGATGCCTTAGTTGGTAGATACTCAACTCTCATGTCAGTAATGCGTCATGAAGGATGGCACGCTGCTCAGGACTGCATGGCAGGTTCTATCGAAAACTCTATGATTGCCATCATTATGCCAGAGGAAAAAGTGCCCTCTATCTGGCGAGAAATGGTAGAAAAGACCTATCCTAAATCTGCTGTCCCTTGGGAAGCAGAAGCAGCGTGGGCAGGTCGTACTGAAGGTATGACTCTCAAAGCACTTAAGTCATGTGCTGCTGGTACAATGTGGACTGACTACACACCAACCCCACTTACTCGTAAGTGGTTACAAGAAAACGGTTTTATTAAATGAAACTTTGGATGCTTGGTAATCGTCTCACTACTGAGATATATGAACGTGAACGGTTTATTGAAGAAGCAGATAAACAGGGAATTGATTTTTCTGTAGTATTTGCTGACGAAATTGATTTAATTGTTTCTAGAGATGACCGTAAATCTATTCGATATCGTAACGATATTGTTCCTCTCCCTGATGGACTACTTGCTCGTACTGGTAGCGGTACTGGTTACTTTAATCTCAGTGTTCTCAGACAATTTGAAAGATTGAATGTACCTACGATACCAAACTCTAATTCTATTGAAGCATCGAAGGATAAGATGTATGCCAACCAAATTCTGGCACAGGCAGGACTTCCTATCCCCAAAACGTTGCTTACTCGTTTTCCTTGTAAAGCAGAATTAGTTGAGAAACAAGTAGGATTTCCTTGTGTGCTTAAAGTAATCACTGGTTCTCATGGTGCTGGTGTATATCTGTGTGAGAATGCTAAACAGTTTGAAGATCTATCGGAACTTATTTCTTCGCTAGATAGTAAAACTAGCATGATCATTCAAGAGTACATTAAACATTCAGAAGGAAGAGATCTTCGTGTGATTGTTATTGGTGGTCGAGTAATCGGTGCCATGCAACGTACCTCTACAGATGGTTCATTCAAAGCCAATATCTCTCGTGGAGGACAAGGAGAGGCATACGATGTTGACGACGAAATGGAAATGCTTGCTATTCAAGTTGCAAAAGTTCTTGACCTTGATATTGCTGGTGTTGATCTTTTATTCCATCCTGATGGATATAGAATCTGTGAAGCAAACTCTTCCCCAGGATTCAAAGGATTTGAATCAGCACTAGATATTAACGTACCAGAAAAGGTATTTGCCTACACCAAACTTAGGTGTGCTAATTAATTTACCCCTCTTGACAAACTACTAACACTATGCTATCATTCTTTTAGTATCCGAACAAAACTATGGATCGAGACAAACTTAAGAATCTTATTCAAGATCTTAAAAAAATAGTGAATGAACTTGAAAGTGAAATTTATTCGGATACTGAAACTTATTTGTCCTATGATGAGATTGCCAAATGCACTCCTGTATTTGACGATGACGATGGGTATCCTGACTGACTTGGAGAGTTGGTCGAGTGGTTTAAGGCACCTGTCTTGAAAACAGGCAAGGGTAACACCTTCCAGGGTTCGAATCCCTGACTCTCCGTTGTCAGGTTATCACTACCTGACATTTGTATACTTCTTGTATACATATATTACAACTGTCACATGTGCCAGTTGGATAACAGCACCAATGCCTCAATTACTCGCAACGGGATCTGTTATGATTAGCAAGCGTCGGAAGTCGATCCGACCAACATCTGTGGGTAACCATTCCACAAGTAAAAATTCTACGAGGTATTTTCAAATGATTAAATCCGCATTCGCAGCTCTGGCTGCTGCTCCCCTTTTCGCTGGCGCTGCAATGGCAGGTCCTT